GACGGCGTGAAGTTTGTGCGGCACCGCAGCAACTGCCAAGCCAACTTTAACAACGAGATCTTGGTCGGCGATTGGCTCAACGGTCTTGTGTACGCCTTCGACCCCGAGATCTACAGCGACAACAACGCCATCCAGCGTTGGTTGCGGTCGTGGCGGGCGCTGCCGACCGGCCAGAACGACCTGCGCCGCACGGCGCACCACACGCTGCAGCTTGACTGCGAGGCGGGCGTCGGCGTGTTGGACTCTGAGACGTTCCTGCTGCTGCTTGAAGATGGCGACTATTTGCTGTTGGAAAACGGCGACTACATCGCGTCTATCAACGCCGGCACGGTGCTGGGGGCTGATCCCAAGGTCATGCTGCGCTGGAGCGATGATGGCGGTCACACCTGGTCTAACGAGCACTGGTCCCGCATGGGCAAGATCGGCGAGTATTACCACCGCGTGTTCTGGCGGCGCCTTGGCATGACGCTCAAGCTGCGCGACCGCGTGTACGAGATCAGCGGTACGGACCCGGTGAAAATCGCCATCATGGGCGCCGAGGTGCTGATGTCTCCAACGAGCGCCTGACATGCAGTTGGCCCCTCGCGTACCGGCCTCACGTGACCCGCTGGTAGACGCGGGGGCGCTGACCACACGCGCTTGGTTTCGCTTCTTTCAGTTGCTGGAATCTTCGGTTGAGAATTCCGCGCTGCGTCAATACACCATCGTGCAGAACTCCACCGGGTTCACGATGGCCAAGGGCACGGTGGTGGGTTTTGCGGGCGTAGGCTCCAACAACGTGCTGTCAGTTGCACCGTATCTTGCCGACGGCAGTGCGCCGACGCTGTATATCTTAGGCGTCTTGGCCGAGGACATTCCCGATAATGGGTCTACGGGCTTGTGCTGCGTGTGGGGCGAGGTCAGCGGCATCGACACTAGCGCGTTCAACGTCGGCGACATCTTGTACGCCAGCCCGACGGTGGCGGGGGCGTTTACCAACGTCAAGCCAACCGCGCCTGACAACGTGATCCCTATGGCCGCCGTGCTGGTCAAGAGCGCTACGGCGGGGGTCATTTTTGTGCGGCCTACGATTGAGCAGCAGAAATACTACGGCGAGTTCACGCGCACCAGCAACTTGACCGCAGCGGTCATCAACACGGCTTACGCGATTTCGCTGGACACGACAGAGATCTCTGAAGGTGTGGTGTTGCAAGGCAGCCCGACCACGCAGATCAAAGTGCCGCAGTCAGGGCTGTATCAATTTACAGTCCGGTATCAGTTCACATCAACCAACGCATCATCCAAAAACGCGCGGGTTTGGTTTCGCAGAAACGGCACGACAAACTACACCAACAGCACCGCCATTGTTTCGCTTGACAGCAACGGCGGGTATGTTGCAATCAGCGTGTCGGAGTTTTTCTCTTTGCAGGCTAACGACTATCTTGAACTGATGTGGGCGGTGTCGGACACCGCGCTGTCGCTGTCGGCGGCGCCTGCGACTGCGTATGCTCCGTCAGCCGCAGCGGTGCTGCTGACCGTCACTCAGATTCAACAGTAAGAGGGCATCATGGCGATCAGCCTTTCCTTGTACGCGGGCGCAGGCGCTCAGTTCTTTGACAACAACGGCGTGCCGCTCAACGGCGGGCTGGTTTACACCTACGGCGCTGGCACCACCACGCCCGTGTCAACGTACACCAGCTCGTCTGCGGCAACCAACAACACCAACCCCATTGTGCTGGACAGCGCTGGCCGCACGCCAGCGCAGATTTGGCTGACGGCAGGCGCGTCGTACAAGTTCGTGCTGCAGACGTCTACGGGCGTGCTGATCAAGACGGACGACAACATCTACGCTTCGTATGAATTGACCAAAGAGGTCGGCATCACGGTCGGCCAAGGCGGCAACCAGATCGCAACTAACGTGGCGGTCGGCAACACGGCGCTGGACTCCAACACGACCGGCACCAACAACACCGCGACCGGTTACGACGCGCTGACGGCCAACACGGACGGCATCCAGAACACGGCGGTCGGCGCCTCAGCGCTGGACGCCAACACAGGCGGCGACTACAACACGGCTGTAGGTTACAGCGCGTTGACGACGGCTACCACGGCCAATTACAACACGGCGGTTGGCTACCGGGCGCTGAACGCAACTCTGACGGGCGCGGGCAACACCGGGCTGGGCAGCGACGCGCTGCTGTTGGCTACGGGGGCCAACAATACGGCCATCGGCTACCAAGCCGGAAATGCACTGACCACGGGGTCAAACAACACGGTGATCGGGTTTGACGCCGACGTGTCGTCGGCTACGGTCAGCAACGAGGTGACGCTCGGCAACAGCAGCGTGACGTCGTTTCGCATCCCTGGCCTGACGCTCACGTTCAGCGTCAAGTATTTCAATCACGGCACGCTGACGGTAGGTACACTGCCTGCTGCGGCTACCGCAGGCGCTGGAGCGCGGGCCTTTGTGACGGACGCCAACGCCACGACGTTTGCGTCGATTGTGGCTGCCGGCGGGGCTAACGGCGTTCCTGTGTACAGCGACGGCACCAACTGGCGCATCGGGTGAGGTAAATCATGGCTATCAACAATCTGCGCGTGTCGATGCAAGAGGATGGCGGCGGGGCTGCTTTTCGCCCCCGTATCCGTTCGTCGGACACCGCGCCTGCTGCGCCGCAACTTAGTCCGCTTGCACAACAACTTCTTGCTGGTTGGCAAGGGCTTGGGACTGAAGTTGGTGTTGGAAGTTCGGGCACCGCAAACGCTGAGATTGGCGGAAGAAAACTTGCGGATGTAGCAGAAGATTTTGCCAAGCGGCTGCAAGAAAAAGGCGTTACAGATATTAGCCAAGCCTCGTTTACGCCCGGCGAGATGGCGGCGTGGACCCCTGAAGGTAAGGGCAACGTAAGCCTTATGGCTACGCAGGATGGTCGATTGATTCCCGTTTGGGGGTCAAGTAGTGATGCTGGCAAAGCGCGTCAAATTGCGCTTGCAGTCGGCGCATCGTTTCTCGCCCCAGGACTTGCCAGCGCGTTAGGTGGCGGTCTTGCGGGGTCTGCTGGTGCCGGCGCTATTCTTGGGGGTGGTACGGCAGCAATTACCGGCGGCGATGTTTTACGCGGTGCGGTACTTGGCGGTCTTGGTGGCGCGGGGATGTACGGCGTCAACCAATTAATTGCGGTGCCGTCTGCGGGCGGCGGTATTGGCGGCGCTGGCGGCGCAGAGTTTGCCGACATGGCTGCGGGGCTGACGCCGGAATTTGGCACGACTGCGGCTTACAACGCTGCTATTGCGCCCGCTGCTGCCGCAGCCATACCTGCCGCCGCCGCTGCAGCGCCTGCTGCGCAACTGACCCCTGCGGCGTTGGAAGCCGCCATCGGCACGCCAGGCTACGGCTACAACGCCGCTGCTGCCGCGTCTGGCATCACGCCGTCTGCTGGCTTTGCGGGCATGTCGGCGGCTGAGTTTGGTATGAGCGGTGCGCAGACCGCCGCGTATGACGCCGCAATTCCGGCTGCAGTGGACTACAGTTTGGCTAGTGCGCCTGCGGCCAGCAGTGGTTTTACGCCGCCGCTTGCATCTACCGGCCCCATCGGCGCCATCGACTACAGCTTGGCCACGCAACCCGTGTACGGCACGGGGGCCGGTTTGGGGTTGGGCACCGCGCCGCTTGTTGGCACGGGCGCAGGGCTGGCGCTGGCTGCGGGCGCGTCGCCTGCGTTAGGCGCGCCGTCGTCGTTTGTCAATGCATTGACTACGCCGGCAGCAATGGAGGCAACTGCCGCAGGAACTGCCGTTGGGGCAGGCGCTGGAACCGCCGCGACAACCGCTGCCGCCAACGCTGCCACCAACCCCTTCGCATATCTTGTTCCCGCGCTGGGATCGTTGATCAGCGGCTATACGCAAGGGCAGTCCGCTAAAGAGGCAGCGGAAGCAACCGCTGCGGCGTCTACTCGCGCTGCCGAGTTGCAATACCAAGCGCAGAAAGACGCATTGGCGCTGCAGGCGCGGATGTATGACGAGGCGGTTGCTCGTCAGCAGCCGTATTACCAAGCTGGCACCAACGCGCTTGCGCAAATGCAAGGGCGCACGAATGCCATGCCCGAGGCGTTCAAGTACGAGGGGCAGCAGCCTGCAGCGTTCCAATTCCGTGCGGAAGATTTGCAGACTGATCCTGGCTACGGGTTCCGACTTAGCGAGGGGCTGAAGGCACTGGAGCGCAGCGCGGCGGCTCGCGGCGGTCTGCTTAGCGGCGGCACGGGTAAGGCGCTGACTCGCTTCGGCCAAGACTTTGCATCGCAAGAGTATCAAAACGCATACAACCGGGCGCTTACCGGGTACAACGCCGCCACACAGCGCGAGCAAGAGCAGTACGGGCGGGCGTTGACGGGCTATAACGCGCTGACGTCACGCGAAGCGCAACAGTACAACCGTCTGGCGGGGCTGGCTGGCATCGGTGGTACGACGGCGCAGCAACTGACCGCTGCAGGTCAGAACTACGGCAGCCAGGCCGGTAACCTGATGGCCAATACCGCGACCAACTTGAGCAACCTCGCTATGCAGCAGGGGCAGACCGCAGGCAACGCGTTGCTGGCGCAGGGCGCGGCGTATGGCAGGGCGTTTGGCGATCTAGGCTACTTGGGCGGCCAGTACCTCGGTTATCCTCGCCCGTAAGGAACGGACATGGCACTCAACTTCGGCATCCTCTCGCAAGTTCCTTCGTTCGGCCAGCAGTTCGCAGCCGGCCAGCAGGCCGCGCAGGCGCAGCAGGAACGCAACATGCTGCGCCAAGCGCAAGCAGAACAGATGCAGTTCCAGCGCGAAAACATGTTGGCGCAGCGGCAAGCGCAGGCCGAGCAGCGGCAAGAACGAAATCTTTTAGCGCAACAACGCAGCGCGCAGGAAACTCGCGCTGCGCAAACAGCGGAGCTTGAGCGCGAAATCAAGACGGTTGATCTGGCATCACGACTCTTGTACGGCGCAACGCCTGAAACGTACCCTGCTATCCGTGAACGTTTGTCTGCGCTTAACCCGCAGTTTGGTGCGGGCTTGCCGCCTGAGTACAACGAAGCGCAAATCAGAGCGTTGGCGGTGCAAGGCCGCAGCATCAAGGAGCAGATAGAGGCCGCTTTGGGGCGTGATCGGTACATGAGCACGCCATACGGGCCGTTTGATGTCACGGCTCGCGAATACATACTGCCGCCGACTTTGCCGGCGCGCGCGACGGCAGCGGGTGCCGCCGCACCAACGCCCGCCGCGCCAAAGGCGCCCGTGGGCTATCGGTTCACCGACAGCGGCAATCTGGAGGCTATTCCGGGCGGACCGGCCACTCGCGGCCCCGCTGCTCGCGGCGGCGCGGCGCTTACTGCGCCCGGCGCCAAACCTCCTACACCTGCGCAAGCGGCTAAGTCTGAGCGTATGGCGGAAGCCCGCCAAGCAATGTCGCAAGAGATTGAGAATCAATTAGGGTACTACGAGCAACTTGCGAATATGGGCGCAATGACCAGCCCCGGACGCTCTCCGGTGGCCAACATTACCGCCTACGCCCGGTCGTCTGGTCTTGGTCAAGAAGCCGAGCGCGCGCTTGCAACCGAAGCGCAAACGCTGCGCGACAACATCAAGAACACTCGCCAGCGATTGTTCATGCAGATCAAAGATGCCACGGGCGCAACTGCTTCCCAAATGAACAGTAACGCGGAAATGCAAGCGTGGTTGGACTCTATGACCAACCCGCAGCAGTCTATTGAAACCGTGCGTGAAACACTGAAGCAAATGGACGCCGTTATTGCAGGAGTTCGGCGTCAAGTAGATCGTGATCGCGCCCCTAAAGACGCGCAACAAAAGCCGCCCCCGACGCCCGCAACCGCGCCCGCAGCTCCTGCAAAACGCCGAGAGATTGCGCCTGGCGTCTTTGTGACTGAGAGGCCGTAATGCCAAAGTACACGCTGGAGATCAGCGGCAAGACTTACGACATTGAGTCTGACAAACCGTTGTCGGACGCTGACCTAGCGTCTTATGCCACGAAGATCGCCGCTCCTGCGCAACCACCCGCCGGTCAAATCCCCGGCGCGGCCCCCGGCATGGTGGCACCCCCAGCCACCGAAATTCCGGTTGGACGCCGTGCTGCTACGGGCGCCAGTGAAAACGTCGGTTTGCTATCGCGCATCATGCAGCCGTCTGCTGAGATGCTGGCCGGTTTTGAAGGCGCCCGTCGAGGTGCGCAAGTTGCAGCACCGCTCGGCCCTGTAGGCAGGGCGGTCGGAACTCTTGGTGGCGGCATCGCAGGGTTTGTCGGCGCAAGAGGTGTGTCGGAAGCGCTGCAAGGCCAGCGACCCAATCTACCAGCAGCTACCGAAGAAGCCGTACAAGGTGAAGTTATCGGTCGCGGCGCCGGGGCGTTGCTGCGGGGCGTCAAACGAGTGGCAGAACCGCTGTCTACGATGGCTGAACGGCGCGCCACCAATGTCGCCCAACAAGCCGCAGGACGTGACATCGAAGATATTCGCGGGGCTTTGCAGGCTGCAGATGCCGGCATGACCCCAGCGCAAGCGACGGCCCAATCGCCGCGCCAAGCCTGGCAGTCATTGCTGGCTTTTGAGCCCACCGACTTTGCCGCCGACGTCGCGCGGCGTCAAAAAGCGCTGGGTGAATCGCAGTTGGGCGCGTTGGCCGGCGGCACTTCGCAAACGGCGGCAAGGGAGTCTGCCGAAGCCAGCAAGCGAGAGCTGAGACAGCAAACAACGCCGTTGCGGGAAACCGAACTTGCTGCGGCTAACGAGGCGCAGCGCGTGATGAACGCGCTTATTCCCCGCCGTGATCAAAAGCAGGCGTCAATGGTGTCGGCGCTGCAGCAGGCCGGCAAAACCGGCACAGAAGCCGCGCAGCGCGCAGAGGCCGCCGTGCAACAGATGCAGCGCGTGGCGCCGGGGCAAATTCCAGCCGTCAGCGCCACGCAAGCCGCCCGAACGCAGGCCGCTGCATCTCGTCAGTTCCAAGAGACAGCCAATCTGTTTGGTGACATCGCTCAGCAGCGCCGTGCCGAGCGCGACTTCATCGACCGTCAAATAGGCAGTCTTGAAACTTACGGCTTGCGTCCGCTTGACATCGCGCCTGTCGTACAGACGATTGATACGACATTGAACACGCCGGGCATCCGCGCCAGCACTGATGTGACGCGCGTCATGTCGTTGCTGAAAGATGACTTGTTGAATTTGGCGCAGCGCAACGGCGGCGTTATTGACGCGCATGACCTGTACACACTGCGCAAGGAGGGCGTTGCGCAACGTGTGCGCGACGTCTTAAAGCAGGACGACCCAAAGGCTGCGGCCAAGGTTACCGCAGCGGTGGTGGACAAGTTTCGTCCACTGATCGACAGCGCGATTGAAAATGCCGGTGGTACAGGGTGGCGCCAGTACCTTGACACCTACTCGCAAGGCATGGATGTCATCGCCCGCAAGCAGATGGCCGCGCAAGCGCTGGAGATGTTCAAAGAATCTCCGCAATCGTATGTCTCGTTGGTGCGAGGCGACAGCCCTGACGCGGTAGAGGCCATGTTTGGGCCCGGACGCTACAGCATCTTTAAGGAGATGTCCGCCGAAATGCCGACTCTCGACAAGATAGCCAAACGCGTCGAGCTTGACAAAGAGGCGGCGTCAAAAGCCGCAGGCGGCACCGAAGAGCTGGCGCGCATTCTTGAGGCCAACCGCGCTAAGTTGCGCATTCCTAACTGGTTCAGCCCGGCGGTCACCGCAACCAATATGCGGTTGGCAGACGTTGAAAAGCGGCTGAACAAAAAGACTATCGACTTGCTTCGACAAGCGGCAGAATCCAACCAAAGCATGTTGGATTTGCTGAACGGTCTGCCGGCACAGGAGCGTCAAAAATTGTTGCGTATCGCCGCTGAACAGTCCACTTGGCGCCCTGCTGCGCGTGCAGCAATCGCTCCTGGAATTGGAGAAGTGTCGCGTCAAGTGACCAACGCCCTTTCGCCCGAATCCGAAAACGTCAACGCCCTTGCACGATGATGGACACGCAATACCTCTTCAACGTCGCCGTCTCCATCGCCGGGTTCCTTGGCGGGTGGGTGCTGAACAACATCTACCAGACGCTGCGGGTGTTGGACAAGGATG